GCTAAACTAAGCGGATATGAAACATTCTGTCTCTATCTTGCTTTGAAAAACCATTTTAATCTTGACTCTTACGATTACTTCAAGTATAATGGTAAGACAAGGCATGTTAGCAAGGAAACTTACCTCTCAAGGAGAGATAGGTTTCAGTTTGAAAAGTTGGCCCGAAACTGCGATAACATGCAGGATCATTTGGTGGCCAACTTACTAAAAGATAAGACATGGGTTGGTGACCTACTTGATGATGAAGCGTTTGATACCACAACAGCATATATGAAAATCAATCAATCCATGTCTTACGTATTTCGGAACGAACTGGCGACGATAGGAGATATCAAACCCGCCTTACGGTTTGATAGTCAATATCCAAACATTATACCGACTCTGATGGCTGGATCTATATCTTATCAGACCTTTGTGATACTCAACTATTTTATCCAGTTCGTTCCGAAGTTTGATGCTAAACTACCAGATGATTTCATTTGGTCTAAGATTAGTTTCAAAGCCAAGAAGTTTGCGCCGTTTATTCTTCCACAGATAGACAAAAAAAAGTTCGCAGACCTCTTGAAATCTCATGTGGAAGATACTATATACACTTGACACAGGGAGATTCCTGTGCTATTATACTCAACATACACTGTCATACGGAGAAAATACAATGTCAAACTTTGCATCCCTCAAGAAGTCTTCGGCCGATATTGGTCGTCTTACCAAGGAAATCGAAAAGATCAATCAACCTCAGGGCGAAGGCCGTGCGGAAGATGAACGCTATTGGAAGCTCAACCGCGATAAGGCCGGCAACGGCATGGCGGTCTTTCGCTTCCTGCCTGCACCCGCAGTAGATGGCGATGATGCTCTTCCTTGGATTCGCTATTTCGATCATGGCTTCAAGGGCCCCACCGGTAAGTGGTTCATTGAGAACTCGCTTACCTCTCTCGGACAAAAGGATCCTGTGTCCGAATTTAACTCTCAGCTTTGGAATGCTTCAAGCGATGAAAACTCATGGCAGCGTAAGCAAGCCCGTGAGCAGAAGCGCCGTCTCCACTATGTTGCTAACATCTATGTGGTGAAGGATCCTTCTAATCCTGCTAACGAAGGCAAGGTCTTCTTGTACAAGTTCGGCAAGAAGATTTTCGACAAGCTCACCTCTGCTATGAATCCCGAGTATGAAGGCGACAAGCCTCTCAACCCGTTCGATTTCTGGTCTGGTGCTAACTTCAAGCTCCGTTCTAAGATGGTCGCTGGTTATGTCAACTACGATACCTCATCGTTTGACACTCCTGGTCCTCTGCTTGATGATGACGCAGAGCTTGAGAAGATTTGGAAGTCCGAGCATTCTCTCAAGGAAGTTCTGGATCCTAAGAACTTCAAGTCATACGACGAACTCAAGCGGAAGCTCGAGGACGTTCTTGGCGCAACTCTCGGCTCGGCTGATGCTCCTGTCAAGGACCAGATCACCGATTCTGTTACTCAGAAGCCAAACTTCGAGGCTGCAAAGGCTCGTAAGTCTGTCGCAGATGATGTGCCATTTGATACTGAGGACGAAGACCTTAACTACTTCAAGGGTCTTGCAGACGAATAATTGCAGCGTGAGAGTAGAAAGGGCAGCTTCGCGGCTGCCCTTTTTTATTATGAGAAGTGGCCGTTGACTAAACTACCACTATTTTCACTGTAAAGCTTTGCTCTGTTCAATGCTCTCAATTGTGATGGTGATGATGCCATTGAACCAGAGGACATTGTGTCTAAGAAGTTTGGATCGGGTGTGCTTACTGGCATTGGCTGTTGTGGTTTTGATTGTATAGATTGATTTGGCATTTCCATTCTTTGTGGTTCAGCAGGCGCTGTTTGAGTCTTTTGATCTTCCTGTCTAATGGTAGAAGGATCAACTCGGAGATTGCCCTGGTCATCTTTGGTATACAATTCCCTATCATTACTCATAAACTCGACTTTACCAGTTGTTGTATTGATGCCAGCAATGTTCTCACCAGGAGTCATTTCTACAGTACCACCAGCTGATAGTGCAGGAGGAGGTGGTGGTGTTTCCGCAGGAACTGGCGAAGGAGGTAACTGCATATTACTCTGAGCGGCTGTTACAGGATCGGATGCATTTCTTTCAGCTTGAATTCTGGCCAATACGGAAGCGTCATAGTCTTCTCTTTCTTTTGCGCTTAATTGTCCACCCTCTCTAACAAATGGATGTGATGGGTCTAGACCATTATCAAAAGAATATCTACCAGATGAAGTTGATGATCCGCGCACAGATGGATCCACAATCTGATAATGCATAGGATCACCGCGACCAGCAGCATCCGATATCCAAGCGCCGCCCCAAATAAACTTATCATCTGGGTACATTTGCTGACCACGAATGTGCGCGGATCTATATAACATCTCATAATATTTCCAACCAGGACTGTTGCTATTATGAGGAATTAAGTTTCCATCACCATCATATATCTGCACATCCATTGCTAGACCTGCAGGATGGTTCTGTGTTCCTGTTCTTAGTCGGGAATCTTTACCTGAGATAGCTTTAACACTATAACCAGGAGGTAAATCACCAGAAGCAGCATTAATAACATTCTGGAGCTTTGGATTTACCTCATCGATGTTGCCTCTCAATACAGAAAATCTCTCAGAGGTGGCTGTGACTGTTGCTTCATTGATAGGATGTCTACTCAATTCTTGATTAAATCCTTGAACGCCAGCTATTTTAATAGCCTGTTCAATATTCCACTTCTGCTCATTGGATCCTCTATCGTATATCTCAAGCGTCTTGGCATCCAGTTGACTTCTGATTTCCTCAGAAAGAGGTATCAATTCGGCTTTCAAGTCTTCAAGTCTCTTGATATCATCAACCGACGATTCGATTTCTGCAATGTTTGCAAACTTACTAAAGTCATTCATCCAATTGGATTGATATCTCTGTGGAGTTAGACCGCCATTCACAGCCAAAGCTTGAGCTGACATTTGACCTTGAGCATTGCCTGTATACCAGACCAGAGGCACTTTGGATATATCACCGCCATTTTGAGCTAAAATTTCTTTTACATAAGCTTTTGCTACGGCATCTTGGACTGCTGGAGGTGCCCATGCTGCTCTACCATATTCTGTACCAACTCCATATTTTGCTGTAAGAGTTTGCCATGTAGAATCGATAAACTGATAAGCACCAGATGCGCTGGATGATTTACTTTCAATCGCATAATTCCCGCCTGATTCGCGGTGTCTGATAGTAGCTAAAACTTGTCCTTCTTTACCAGTGAGAGTTGTGGATTCTGTTTTAGCTGTAATACCATGTTCTGATAGGATTCTTTCTACTGCCATTTGCTGCGCTGTTTTAGATGGTGCTGCTGAACCACCGGCAGATGCGGGAGAGTATGAACCGCCGCCGCCACTACCAAATGAGGTGCCTCCAGACAAAGCACCTCCAAGGGCTGATGTAGATCCTGAATTGCCTATATCTGGAAGTCTATTACTATAATATCTAGGAAATAGATTAGCTAATTGACCCGGAGTCAAAGAAGACAATAGATCATTAGCTATGCCGCTTTGAGCCACTGCAAATCGATCCGATGGTACCATACGATACATGGTTTTATAATCGACTGTCATACCTTCTAGATTGAATGCCATTTATCTTCTCTGTGCTTTCTTAAATGTTGCTGCTTGGTCACGATTTTTCTGCTCTTGTTCTTTTAGGTGTTCTTTGAGCAAATCAACGTATATAAATCTTTCCCAAGGAATCATTCCCTCTAATTCGGTAAGACTATACTTATGGAACTGCATGAGTGCAAAGTTAGTCTTATAATGATTCATTAGTTTGTCATGGCCAAGCATTATTGAAAAAAACGGGTAAATTCCGTGTACTTTATCTCATGCTTGAATCCGCACTTACCACATACACCACCAGATTTAATAGCAAACGAAGGTAGATTATCTACGAATTTTTCCAGCTTAACATACTGCTCACTTGTAAGACCCTCAATAAATTCTACCAGTTCTTCCTTTGAGAAATCCTTGCTTGAGTATGTCTTATCGCCTGAGGTAATTCGCTCAAT